GTAGTTGCCGCGAACTTTCAGATTGTCGCGCTGGCGTTTCTCTGATGCTTTCTCTGCCAGTGCCCCGTAAAACTCCGCAGCTTTCTCTATCTGTGCTCTGTATTCGAAGCTGATAGGCTTGATAGCGCTTTCTATGCGACTGGCTGGCTTACGGTTCAATCGCAGAGTAGGGCGCTTAACTTCGCGTGACTCTGGTTCTACGATGCCGTGTTGTGCGTTGTATGCTGCTGTGAGAGCCAAGCGCTTATCGTTACGGCGCTGTCTGGCGTTGTCATAACCTTGATGAGCCATGGTGTTACCTCCAGTTAATGAGCTTTGGTACTGGATGCGCGGCACCACATCATTCATCCCGCGAGGTTGTCTCTGAATCATCCAGTCCAAAACTCATTCGCTTTGGTTGTTTTGCACTTTTCAGCGCCGTTATCTTAAAGAACACTTCCTGTCGTACTTTTGGCGTCCTGCCGTGTTGATGGAATTGATAATCACATAATGTGTTTTTATAATCAACACGAAATGTGATTAATTTGAGTGTGATTCTTTATTTGATTGATTTTTAAAGTAATTTAATTTGAAAATAATTCAGATGTGACCCTTTCGCACCCATCTATCAGGCGTGAAAAGTGTGATGTGAGTAGTGTTTAAAGCGGGTAGGGTGGTGAGATTGTCAGATTACAGGCACAAAAAACCCGGCAGCGGGGCCGGGTTGGTTATTTTACAGAAAAATTGTGCCCAGCATATTTTGGCAAAAACTCAAACAGGGTGAGCGTATCGACACCATGAATAGCGGCAGCATCTGGAATCATTATTCTTCTTTTGGGTTGCCCGCCAGATGTTTTCTCATGTGTGATAATTGTGAAGTTATGGGTCATTGCATGTGCTATGAGGAATGCATCTGCCTTGTCTTGGCTTGCAAAGTCTGATTTTGCCTTATCTGTTATATCAAGGGACATTGACCAATTAATTAACTTTGCATAATTTGCCATAGACGAGTGTTCACTTTCAAAGAAAGTGGCTGGCAGTTCATCTTTTACCCATTTGCAGAGTGGGTCTTCTTTATTGCATATCTCATTTTTTACTTTATCTATGCTATAAATAAGACCATTACCATGCAGGGTTAATAAAAAATCCCAAAATATCCTGCAATAATCAAAGTTATATGAGAAGTTTTTCGAATCAATGAAGACATTGGTATCTATCAAGAAGCGCTTGGGTATCATTTAGCATTCCTTTTTTTGTAGAGCTCCATGACAGTATTAGTCTTAATGTTCAACATATTGGCTGCTTCCCGAAGAGGAAGGGATCGGGTGATGGAGGCAGATAGTATTGCATCAGTTATTTTTGGGCTGTTTCTATGGGGATATACAGCATAAGGGTTTGCACCATTCTTATTTTCTTTTTTAGCTTTGCTACTAATTCCTTTTATAAATAAAAAAGAATCATTATCAATTAACCCTAAAGATTTTGCTTTTATAGCGGAAGCATAAGCGCTGACTCTGAAAAATCTAGAAACACCCTCATTTGCATGTACTTCATCCATGCCGTTACTTATTTCACGTTCCCATTTTTCGATGAAGTGAACAGTTGGCATTAATATCTCTGCGGCAACTTTGTTGCAAAATGCCTCTATCTTGTTATCAAAGTCCCAATTAGAAACTCCATCCTTTCCCACCCATAGATGAGCTACTTCATGGAAGAGCGTGAAAGTTTGCGCCGCAAAAGCGTCAGCCCCGTTAATAAACACGGCTGGAACTATAGGATCGATTATACAAAAACCTCTAAACTCACTTGTGTCTAATGGTCTTCTGGTATTGCTCTTAACTATGCCATTTTTGAATACCAATATCCCAACACTCTCTACTAACGCGCTGGCAGCACTAAAATAAGATTCTTTATTAACGGTAGGAAGAATATTTTTTAAATCAAGGCCTATAGTTTTAGCAATGTCGGCTGCAACATCGACCACCTCAGACCTTATTGTAAATCTACCGATAAAATCCTTTTCGTTATCAACGCCAAATTCTTGTAAGTAGTCTTTATACCACTCAAGTTTATACTTAATGTCTTCATACGTATCAAAAAAATCCTTAGATAATTCGATAGAGTCTGGAGATTGCCTTAAGTCAGGAATATCAATCTTGCGTGCCTTTGGGGGGGTATCCAAGAAAAGATAACCAAAAGGTATCCCACCCATTCTGGCTAATTTTTCTGCCGCCCCTTTTGTCACCACGCCATTCATAAACTTGTCTTGTTTTTTTGGCATCAGTAGCCCAGCTAAGGCGTGTGTTGTTACGCCTTCTGCGTTTGCTATCCAGTCAATCATCGTTTTAGACAATTGAAACTCAACTACTGCCATACTAATCACCTAAATTAAAAAAACGCCCATTATCACAATTCATTGTTGTGCATGGGGGATCTCGCGTCAACGAGTTTTATCTATTAATGCCTGCATGCGCTGCAATCTTTACCCACCCCTCTATGGGCTAGCAGTGAAGATAAACGATAACACCTGGCTAACCCACTGAGCTATTCTCTCTGATGTGCGGTTGGCGTATAGGAGACCTATGATAGCTATCACAATCAGAATGATTGGAACTGCATAGTTTTTCATTGCGCCCCCTAAGTTATGGGCTAGCAGTGGGTTAGAGACTTTCATTCCACGCCATATCTTTAACGACACCGATAAACTTACAATCTCTCTTTACAGGGATTGTTTTGTAGTCGTTATTAAGCGGCACCAAATAAGGCTCTCCACCTTCTATAACGAACTTCTTAAAGGTCACGGAGTTCTCTTCCGTTAGTTTCGCGATAACGTAACTACCAGGCTCATGGTTTGCTTTTGGATCAACTAAAATCAGCATCCCTTTTGGAAAGGTTATTCCTTTATCAGATGTCATTGAGTCACCATCAACTTCTAACCAAAACGAATCATCACTAACTCGCTTTGTTGTTTCTTCCCAATGTTCAATATCACGAATCCTTTCAGGCTCTATTGCTTCCTGCCACGGCCCCGCGCTTACCTTCCCAACCACTGGGTATGACCTTTGTACGTAAACTTTATCCGATTCATTTCCAAACATTAACTCTCCAGGGCTAATCCCCAGAGCAGAAGCCAACGTAACAGCATCCTCTGCGCTTATCTTTCTAGTGCCAAGTTCATAGTTTCCAACTCTAGATTGTGATTCCCAGCCGCATTTCTCAGCTAATTCTCGCTGACTTAATCCCAAGGCCGATCTTGCCGCCTTTAAGCGTTCTGCTATTTGGAGGTTGATATTTTTCATGACGTCCTTTTAACACATTGCGTGTTTTTCTTCTTTCACGATTCGTGTTTACAAGTAATCACAAATTGTGTTTAATAAGAGTATCTGCAACCAAGAGGGACATTCGCAATGAATCAAATTGCTGAAGAGCGAAAAAGGATTGGAGTAACCCAGGCTGACTTAGCCAACAAACTCCACTGGAGCCAGTCTCGCATTGGCAATTATGAATCAGGAACCCGAACTCCTGACCTTCACACAAGTAGAAAAATAGTTCAGGCACTCAATGAATTAGGCGGTAATTGCTCATTGGATAGTGTTTTCCCGCCAGAATCGAAAGCAGCTTAAGCACTACCGCTCATTAAATCCTCTGCGCTGAAAAGCGCCCATCAAAACTAAATCCCCAGATCATCGGGGAGGAACAACAACATTCAAATCACAAGGGAAGAGTACGCAATGGAACGTGCAAGTAACAGCAAGAGAATTATGGAAGTTGAATCTGAGCTACGAAGCCGAATGGCTATCAAGGGCCAGAGCAAGTTTGCGCGGGAGGCTGGCTGGGCCGAATCAAAGGTAAGCCGGTTGAACGTACATGACATGGCAGTGACGTTTGTTCTTCTGGAGAAGATATGGGAGACGAGCGTGATAAGGGAAATCGCAAGGCAGGCTGTGATTGCGGTGACCGGAAAGCAAAAAGCCCCTGCGCGAACAGAGGCTTCAGAACAGCAAATAACCATGTCGTTTTAACTGGACAAAACAACAGGAGTAATTATGCGAAAGAAACAAATAAATAGCAATAGAAGCGATGTTACTCAGCAGCGTTCTGCAAAGCCAGACGAGTTAGTCATGGTCTGCGTGGACAATCCAATATTCGGTCACAAGTTCACTGAGATTTTCCGTGGGCTTAAAGCCACCCGGGGAAAAGCCAATGAGTAACGCTATCGATTATAACAACAATGTCTCACCTATCAGGCCTCATCTGGAGGTCGTGGAGTGTCGCGTGGCCGATCTTGATGATGGGTATACCCGACTGGCAACAATGATTCTGGAAGAGCTTGCAGGCGCAGATTTTACCAAACGCCAATTCAAGGTGTTGCTTGCGGTGATCCGGCTTACCTACGGATGGAATAAGCCACGCGATAGAATTGCTAACTCCCAAATTTCAGGGATAGCAAAATTGCCGGTTAAACGGGTTAGTGAAACTAGAGTACAACTCATAAAAATGAACGTGTTAACTGCTGTCGGTCAGATGATTGGCATCAATAAAAACGTATCAGAATGGGCGCCCCCTCAAATTGAGGTTAAATCCCTCAAAACAGGGGATGAAAAATCCCTCAATTTAGGGGATAGCAATCCCTCAAAACAGGGGGACACCATAGACATTATTCCAAAGACAGTAAAAACAACTACCCAAACCCACGATGTGGTTTTGGATGAAGTTGAGAAGTCGAAAAAGAAAACCCCTCGTCAGGCAGGTACAAACCCAAGAGCTAAAAAAACCAACCCCCGAGCAAAAATGCCCGAGTTCGATAGGGAACGGTTCAAGAATACTTGGAACTGCAAAGCCGAAAATCACGGACTCCCAAAAATACTCAGTATTACGACAACTACCGAAAATGGGTTGAAGCGCCTGTGGGCATCCCACCTGAAGCAATGCGATGAGACTGGTAGGACACCACGCGACGTTGACACCCTGATCAACGGTTATATCGAGTTTGGCTACCAGCCTACTGAGTGGGCCAAGGGTGTAAATCCAACTGGTAAAAAGTACGGGATCGAAACCGCGCTGCGGCAAGAGAAAATTGACGAAATTTTAGGGAGAGACGACTAATGGACAGTTACGACTTTGAAGAGCAGTTGATTGGTTCGATGATTATCAAAGGCGATCACATCGACTGCCATGAAATTACCGGCAAGCTTCCTGCTGACGCCTTTGAGAACTTCCACCTCCGCAACATGTACTCCGTGATATCAGCGCTACTGAACAAGTGCGAACCCATAGACCCGTTTACGATTCAAGAGGCCGTGCCTGCTGGCACTAAAGACATGGTGTTGACCGTCTCATCTCGATGCAAGTCATCGGCAAACATCAAGGCGTGGGCTAAGCGAGTTCGTCAGTGCTGGATGCTTCGCAAGGGTGAGTCTGAATTCATCAGGGCAGCGGAGATCCTGCGCAGTGCTGGCACTCACAATATCAACGAGTGCATAGCGGAAGTCTCAGGAATTGTATCTCGTTTGCAGTTTGAGACAAATGATAAGGTGCCACGTCGAGTGGGTGACATGTTGGACGATTACATGCAGGTGCTGGAAAAGCGAATGCATGGTGCTGAGTCTGGATTGTACCTGAAAACCGGTATTGAGCCGATGGACGATGAATACGGCGGCTTTGACCGTACTGACTTGATCATCATCGCTGGGCGGCCGGGCATGGGTAAGACTGAGCTGGCAATTAATATCGCTAACTCAATCGGCCGGCAGAAGGGTAAAGGTCTGTTGGTTTCAATGGAAATGTCAGAAATGCAGGTTGTTGAGCGTCATGTAGCTGACCGGGCCGGGTTGTCTGTTGGTGCATTGCGTAACCCGATCAACATGATTCAGGAGCAATACACCCGACTAACTGCTGCGACCGGAACTCTGATAGACGAGAACAACTACGTTATCGATGGAGCATTCACTGTCGATGAAGCTATCGCCCATGCCGAACGCATGAACATGGACGGCGGCCTTAGTTTTCTGGCTATCGACTATCTCGGGCTGATAAACAAACCAAAAGCAGAGCGCAATGATATTGCTATCGGTGAGATCACCCGCAAGCTCAAGCAGTTCTGCCTCCGCAATAAAGTTCCTGTAATTCTTCTCTCTCAGCTAAACCGGGGTGTTGAAACCCGAGTTGATAAGCGACCCACGCTGGCAGACCTGAAAGATTCAGGATCAATCGAGCAAGACGCTGACGTGATTATCTTCCCGTACCGCGACGAGGTTTATAACGAGCACAGCAACATGCGTGGCATTGCTGAAATCATTGTTGGCAAATACCGGTCAGGACAGCCAAAAACGTTTTACATGGGTTGGAAGAACGGTCACTTCGTTTGCATTGATCAGGAAGATGCTGCGAGACAATTTTCTGCTAATGAAAATGAGCCTAAACAGGCTGCCAACTGGCGCTAATTCGAGGAAATCATGATGGAAAAGACAATAAAACAACTGCAAGACGAAAACGAATTTCTCCGCAAAAGAATCAAAGAGATTGATTTGATTTTCGGGAAGAACCTTTTAGCTATGCAAGCGGCTTGCATCGAAGCAGAGCATGGAAAGGGCGACAAGGTTGCAATGTCATGGATATTTAACACGCTACTTGGCCCCGGCGAATTTGCACCAGACGAAGA